ACCAGCGTCATTAACGATAGTGCTATCGGTAGCCTCAAGGGTGTTAGCCGTGATGCTCGGTTGGTCTGCGATAGCCTCGACAAGAAGCACGGCAGAATCTAAGAGTTGGTTCAGACGAGCACCAGTCACCTGTTGTCCGTCTACGAAAGTATCGCCTTTGGAAATTTGAGCCATTGTTATGTTTTAGAAGTGTTGGTTTGTTTCTGAGCAGTAGCGTAGATATACGCAGAACGAATAGAAGGTCTGAGATTGCTGGAGGTGTACTGAAGTTGAATGCCAGTACCTATCTTACGGATACCGACACGCCTTGCGGAGTCCTCTGTGAACTCAGCACCAAATGTGTCAATTACAGCGGTAATGTCTGGGTTGAAAACTTCGGCAACAGTCTCTATCTGAGAGCCAGCATCAGAAACCATTTCTGTTTCAGCGGTGCTAAACCTCTTGTCACCGATGCTGTTGAACGAATAACGCCTTGTTTTTAGAACAGCATTTATTGGAACTGGAGTAAATGCAGACGGAGAAAGTGTAGCAGGAAGGAAAAATGGAAGGATAGGAGTTCCTGTCGAAACACCATATTCATCCCAGTTCAGTTGCTCCATAAGGAACAGCCCTTGGTCTGTATCAACTCCATACATTCGACGCTGGTTGTCCTTTTTTGCAATTACAAAATCAAAGACATCAAACCCAGCAGGGTAAGTGTCAACGGATTCCCATTGTCTCAGAATAAAGTTATATACAAGAACAGCGTTGTTATCGACAGAGTTATCCAGAGGGACGGCAAGATAGTATCTGTTATTCCAATAGGTAGCGACAGAGCGATGAGCGTAAGTGCGGTTAATTCGCTGGATGACATCGTCAATAGGGGATGAGATGGGGTCAGCCATCGTGAGCAACTTCATCGACTCAGCAGAGGCTGGCTGGGGTTGCAGGAAGTACACGCCATTGTCAGACAGGAAGAATACACCTCCACCAGCCTGTACGACAGACTTTCTAGCAGAACAACCGATGTCGGTTGCAAGCGTTTTGATGTACGAAGTAGCAGATAGACCATCGCCTGTTGCATATCTATCGTTTCCTGTGTTGATATAAAATATGCTATTACGCATAAACACCAAGAACTCGTTCAGAGTCCAAGGTGCAACGCCTACGACTTGGTCATTGCTTCCGTTGTTTATGGTAAACGCATCTAGGGCATCCCACTTGTGGAAGTCCAAAAAGTTGCTTACTGAAACTGTGTCGTAATTGCGAAGCGTGTTTACCTCATTGTAATGCTTGCCTAACGCAATCATTCGATTGGCGTAGTAAAGCATACCTGTGCAATTAGGAAATTCTTCACTAGGAGAGGGAATCGCAATAATGGTGACATTTAAATCCCACTTAAGAGGACGCTTGCTCCAGCCACGGCTGATATAGACATAGTCTACGGCAGTAACAACATCACATCCGTCTTGAGTCGTGATAGTCTCCCCTGCGGGGAATGCCACTTTTGCGGAAAGCGTTTCGGTCTGGGGATTGTATGAATACAAGCCATCAGTAACAACGCAGATTATAATTTCTTGCCCTGTGGTGTTAATGTATGTGCCTACTCCGTAGATTGTTTGACCTACAAGAGCACCAATGGTCTTGCGTTGCAATCCCTTGCGAACAGTAGCAACACCTCTATCTAATCTGAAATTCTGAGAACGACTGACGATACCTTGGGACAAAGCACTAGGATTGTCACGGCTGTTAAGCCCGACAAACCCTATGTCTCCATCCTTTTGGTATTCATTCGCCATTACTGAGAAATGATAGAGAAGTACACAGACTTAATCTTCTCAGACCAGCGTGTACCGACATAAACGCCACCAAGGAAGGTGACTGTAGCAATGATGAGTGTGAGCATATTAGGCAGGGAGAGTGTACTTCAGACGGGTGATTTCGGCAAGCAGTTCAGCCTCTGTGGGCTTAGTGACGAGCGTAAGGGCGGTCTTAGCCTTGCCCTCCTTGGTGAACTCCTGATAGCCAAGAACCTTCTTTTCTGCAACGAGGCAAAAGGCAGTCCAGCCGACAGGAATTGTGAGGTCAATGAGTGTGATAGCCATAAGTTTAAAAGTTAGTAATTAGTGTAGTAGCCGCCAAAACCATCGTGGTAGTAATCATAGCCATCTTGGTTGTAAGCATATTCGCCATAAGACGGATAGGAAGAACCGCTACCTGTGTACACAGAGTAAGTGCCTCCGTTGCCATCGTGGTAATAGGTGTAATCTCCGTCCGTGTATGAATATTCTCCATAGGACGGGTAAGACGAGCCAGAGCCGCCACTATAGGTAGAATAGTAACCACCATTACCATCGTGGTAATAAGTGTAATCTCCGTCAGAATGGGAGTATTCACCATAGGAAGGATAGGAAGTTCCTCCACCTGTGTAATAACTGCCAGAGCCGTCAGAGTAGTAGTCATAACCGCCACAGGAGGTAATGTATGTGCCGTTAGAAGTATAAGCACCACCACCGCCTGTGTAGTAACCGCCATAACCATCAGCATACCAATAGTTCGTATAACCACCTACATTCCAGTTGCTTTCACAAATGTAAACTTCATACGAACCGCTTTCAGTTCTTAATTCAGTCCCGTATGTGTAGTAAGTGACAGCAGAGTCTTCTGAGTAAGTACCTCCAGCCCCGTCAGCATATGTCTGTCTATAGAATGTGCCAATGCCAGCAGTCACGCCACCAACATCTCCATAGGCTATCATCGTCTCCTCAGAGATAAATGTGCCAGCAGGAAGAACCTCTCGGCTTTTAGCAGACACAGCCGCAACCACACCGCCACCCGAAGGGGCGATTGACTTCCCAATTCGACTGAACAGTTTGTTCAGCATTACACTACAGCAGTAGCGGTATGAACGGGGGTAGCGGCAGTATCAGAGACAGCGAACACGAAACCATTGTAGTTCTCGATGCTGATGCTCTGTTCGGGAAAGAGGATAATGCCAACTGTGTCGGTGTCGTTAAAGATAACTTGAACCTTAGCAGTAGCAGATTGGTTCTGGACAACCACAACAACTCGCTTGTTAAAAGCGGCAGAGGGAAGGACATTGCCTCTAAGTTGAACCTTAGTCGTACCAACTGAATGATTCAGATGGCTGAAGTTCTTTGTAAAAGGAGTGGAGAATGAGATGTTAGCCATTTTAGTAAGTGTTAGTCATGTTAATCCTGCTGTTCTGACCCTGCTGACGGAGGTACTTGTCGTACTCTTGCTCAAGGACTTGGTTAGCCTTAGCCTCGATGGTAGCCGCTTCTTGAACCTGTCCTTCGGACACGAACCAGTTGGCGGCGGCAGACCAAGACATAAACGCACCAAAGATATACGGGATATCAATTTTCGTCCAGTAGGAAGGGTGAGTGTTAGGATTCTGACCAGCCGTTGTAGAAGCGACTGTGCAGATGTAAAAATTGCCAGAGTGGGGTTTGCCAAGAACAGGGGTATAAGAGCCTGTGCCAGAGCCAGAGTCAAAGTAGACCTGTGCTCCTTGGAAGTAAACCACAGTCGGATTGTAGAGGTCACCCTCAAATGAGGGGCAGTCCTTGCGGTACAGGTAGTATCCGTCAGCCTGTTGGTTGTTGATGATAACCTTTCTGGAAGAGCCAGAGTCGTAAATCTGATAGGCCATCTGGATAGCCTTGGTCGATTCTTGGGGGTTACGGGTGTACACACCTAGGATTTCGTCCGCTTCGTCAACGGGGGTGAAGTACGCTACATTGTTGACATCAATCGATGCCGTGAAAGGGGACAGGCGACAAATATCTGCCCATTGATTCGATTCCCAAGCCTCACGCATACGGGCAGACGCAAAATCACGGAACTGAGCAAATGTCTCAGATGTGATGTTATGCCTGTCGTTTCCAGAGTACTGGAGAGCGTCAAATAGGACTTTGGAAAAGTCGGTTGTTCTCATTTGGTCAGATATCCGTCACCTGTGAAAAGAGCACCATTTACCACAGTTCTCTTCGCATAGTTTCTTATGGCTGTTTCGGGGTTGTCTCGGAGGAACTCTTCAAGAAACTGATTGTCCTCCCAGCACTCATAGCCAAGGCGTTGACCCCAATAGTGCCACGCCTCAACTGGTATTCTCGCCTTTAAGCGACCCACTCCATCAATGTTGTGTGCTTCATTGGAGTGGTTAAAAACGGCATTCTGCTTCGCAGTTGCCTGTGCCTTTACCTCAGACATACGCCATCCGTTGATGAGTTCCCTCTCCACCCTATTTCTAAGGTGGGAGGGGATTGCATCAGCCAGACTTTGAATTATGTCTGACATCCTCAGCGATTAGGCGGTGAAGTCAAAGACACCGAAAGCGAGGGGGTTGTAGACGCAAAGGCCAGCAACCGCTTCAATCATTCGGGCTTCGCCACCACCATTGTTGGTGAGGGCTGTGACACCAGCGACATTACCACCATAACGCACTTCGACTTGGTCGAACGGGATGACATAACCAGCGAAGGTCGAGCCAACACCAGCGGTGGCGTTGAGGTAGTGGGAGGGGTGGAGGCGTAACTTACCGAAATCGCCCTCAAACACATCAACCGAAGAGATGTAGGACGAGGAGTCCGACTCACGATTGAGGGTGCGGATGGCGGTCATCGGGGCTGTGCCTGTGCCTTGGGCTGTCGTGAAGACGAGGTTCGTGAAGGCTCTCTTAAGGGCTGTGCCGACCAGAGCGTCATAGTCTCTGTA